AGAGGCATCATTGTTTGAGTTAGAGTCCCAGGGGCAGAAGTTACAAGAACTACAGTCTACTATAAATCCAAATACTGGTAGACCATTTTGGGGAGTGAATAAAATTTTACAACCTTTTGAGTATAGGCAATTAAAAGAATATGCATTAACTCCAGTTGAGGAGGGTGGCCTAGGGTGGCCTACTACAGCAGGTGCGGATGTTGAATACTATAAGACAGATCCTTCTACAAGAGAAATCCAGTCCTTTCAATTCACAGAGAAACTGAAAAAGGATACAAAGGTTGGAGCTGAGGGAACTTATGCTATATTACAAGCTATGTATACTCCAGGTGAAGGTGAGAATACTGATGATTTGGTAGACAAACTTACTTATGAAGATGTAGCAACTGGAAAGGATATAGAGCCTTCTGAGGAAGTTGTATCTGCTATACAGAGTATGGCTGCACAAAGTTATGATTATGATGATTTCTTAACTAATCTAAATGCTTACCCAGCATCAGGTGGTGGTGATTTAATTAGAGCAGAGTTACTTAATAATCCCAATACAGCACAGTTATTTAGTAATCTAAAGACTGGTGCTGATTTGATTAGGACTTTAGATGATGAGCTTGCTGGTATTAACCAGCGAGATGACGTTACAGATTTTGATAGATTTGTAGCTGATATTTCAGGAGTTACAAATGAAGAAGCTTTATTTGGTCTTTATGATGAAGCAATAGCTGGTAGAGATCCAGCATTACATGATAAGTTTTTTGATGTAGTAGAGGCACAGCTTGGTGGAATAGATGCAGGTAAGGCATATATGAAATATAAGGGTTTTTATGATCCACCAGATGATCCGCCAGATGATCCATCAAAAGTAACAAGTGAACTAGAAACTAGTATAGAAGATTTATCTGAAAAACTAAACCTTTTATGGGAATCAGGCTTTCATGGTACAGAGGCATATGAGAATATTAGTGATAGTTTGAAGGTTTTAAATCAAGAACTTAGGCAAAAACAAACTTATGAAAATTATGTTGAAGAATTGAATAGAAAATTATCACAAGGAATAATGACTGAAGAGGAGCTATCTGAGCTTTCTTCTCTTGTCGATATAAGTGTGGAGGATTTAAAAGCAGCAATGGAAAAAAGACATCAACGAGAAATAACTAGAGCTCCATCTCCCCGTAGAGCTTTTTATGAAGCAGGGTTACAAGAATAATGCCATTACCAAAGGAATATTACGATATATTAAAGTCAGGAGATAGACCTGTAACTTCTCCCACACAACCCTCTGGAATGTATCCAGATATAACTCCAGATGTACAAGGAGATCAGGATAGTGCTTGGGCTTCTATTGGAGATTTTATGTGGCAATTTGGTGCTGGTGGTGTATCGGGACTTACTTGGGGAGCTGCTGAATTAGCTGCTCCATCTAAGCCTTGGGAGGAAATGAGTGGTGCTGAAAAATCAGGATGGATATTAGGTGAGGGTGCTTCACTATTTGCACCTTGGGGGCCATTTGGATTGCTTGGTAAGGGCTCTAGACTAGCTGCTAAGGGTGCTAATAAGTTTGTTGGTAAGGCAGCACAAGAGGCTGCTGAAACAGGTATAGCAAACTTAACTGTGAAACAAGGTGCGGCTGTAGCTGCAGCTAAAGCAAAGGGTGTTGATTTTTCAGATGATATAGTACAAGGTTTAAATAAGCTAGCCAAGGATGATTTAGGTGTTAAATGGATTAAAGATTTAAGTGCTACTGGTACTGCAGCTCTTAATGCTAGTGATAATTTAGCAGCTACTGGTACACGAGCTGTAATGAAATCATTTAAAGATGCTGGTATGGATATAGTAGAACGAGATGCTGCAAAGATAGCAGGTGAATTTGTTGAGAGTGTAAAGGGTGGTACCTATGTAAATGATGTAGCTGAATGGGTTGCTCGTGGTCTAGCAGGCCGTATACCTGATACTGCAAAGGGCTTTATGTCTAAATATCTTGGTATGGCAGCACAAGATCTAATGATGATAGGTACACATAGCCTTGTATCTGGTAAGATTAAAGCTCTTGCTAATGGTGAGGACTTTGATGCAACTGGAGCTTTAAGTCATGCAGGTTTAATGTCGCTTGGCTTCCCACTTATAAGGATGATACCTGGTGGTGGAGTGGCTAATATATCTACTGGTGTTAAAGCTTACATGGGCAAGTTTAAGAATACTAACTATAAAGCTATTGAAGAAGCACATGGTTCAGATGTAGTTAAGAATATGCTTAAACTTATGGTACGTGGAGAAAGAAAAGATTTATGGAGTAGGAGTAAGTTGGGTGATGCTTGGTGGAAAGCAGGAGGTAAGATATATAAAAGTGCTGAAGAAATAGAAAGAGCTTTACCTAAAATGAAGATGGCTGATGTTCATACTTTACTTAATAAGATGAATAAGACTGCCAATCAAGAGCTTTTAAAGAAATGGGGTCCTGGATTTTTATCTGATCTTGGTAGATCAGTACCAAGAATGGGTGTAGGTGTTCTTGCTATGAATCCTTGGATACTTGATAAGGATGCTTGGGGATCTATGGAAGGTCCTGAATTAGCATCCCATATGTTTATGTCTGCTATAATGACTAAGGGTAGAGGTGCTTGGGGGCATAAAGAACAGCGTGCATACTTTGCAGACTTTACTCCTTATCATGAAGCTTTGCATTTACTTGGTGTAAATACTGAGAATGTACAAGATGTTCTTAGATTTCATAATGGTAAGGCTGTATATGAAGGTATGGGTCTTGCCCTTGGTACGCATGAAGTTGGTCAAGAACTTGTAAGTATCTTTGATGGTGAGTTAAAGACTGCTGAATCTAGACCATCTGGTAGGGATTTTAGTAATCCTGATCATGCTCTAGTTGTAGATCTTGGCAATTTATATAATGTAATAAAGAATCAGGCTGATCCAGATTTTAAACCTATTAAGATGGAGAATTTAGATGCTAAAACTTTAAGTAATCTATCTAATAAATTAAAAGGTCTTAAGTTTTCTGATGGTAATACAGTTGATGATATAGGATATGAGGGTGCTTTAGTTAAACTTACTTCTGATACTAGAGCTCGTGGGATTGAGATATATAAGCAGATGATGGCTTCTCTTGGTAGTGAACTTGGATATGATGTAGCTGTAACTAAAGAAGGCAGGGTTACTGGTAGCTATGTATTATCTAATAAAGAAAATAAACCAATTGATGATGCTAATACTTACAATAGAGTATTAGATGCTTTAAGAAATATTAATGAAGCTGACGTCAAGACTGGTATAGATGCTGATGCTCAAAAGCAGAACTATGAAAAGATGGTAAGAGATAGTGGACTTACTGAAGAACAATTTAATATAAGAACTCGTGAAATTATTGATGAACATATGGATGTTCTTGGCAGGGAGTACGGTGATAAGAATATCTATAGAGATCCTGTTAAGGAAAATCCACTGTGGAAGTTTTTCGAGCAGGCTAAAAATGTTGAAGCTGCTGAAAGAGTATACAATATAGCTCAAGGAAAGTTCCCTTCTGGAGATCCAGCAAAGGATAAGATTCTTACAGAAAATTTAGATACATTATTCAAGTTAACTGATGATAGGTATGCTTCATCTATAGATTCATATAAAAATCTTATTAAAGGACTTATTAAAGATCCCCAGACTGATAAAGAGAAAGCTGCTAACGAATCTATAATAGAAAATATTGAAGATCTTCGTCTATTATTTGATTTGAGGAAACAAGCATTAGGTGGCACTTCTAAAAAAGATGCTAGTGAAAGAGGTATTATAGATGCTGAAGGATTGTCTATAGTACAAAGAAAATGGCAGGATATATATAGAAGTCTTCCTGTCGAGTGGAAGCAAAATTGGGCTGGTCATACTAGAAAATTATATATTGAAAGAATGTATAAAGGACGTGGATTTGATAGAAGGGCTATCAATTTACTTAGCTTTATGTCTGATAATAATTTAGTATTACCAGGTGAAGGTGGTATTATTAATATGCCATCTAAGGAAGCTGTATTAAAAGAACTGCAAGGTAAAGTTTCTAAAACCCAGTTAGCTGAATATGAAAGATCATTGAGTACTATTAGACAGGTACTTGGTGATGATGTAGTTAGGGAAATAGATTGGGCCTTTACTGAAAGTGGCAGGAGGCAGCTTGAAGAAGTAGATATGAGTAATTATATTAAGGCTGCAAAGTTACTTGGTAATGAAATGTATTCAGATATGCTTGTTAATACTCAAGCAACTCTTCAAGAGATTGGCTCTAAATCTGGAGGTATGAGGAGAAGAATACATGAATTACATAATGAAATTACTACTCTTCTTGATACATTCGATCCAACTACTAACAAAGCTCCTGTTAAAGATCCAATTGGTGAAATCAATGCTTTAAAAGATAAGCTTATGTCTTTAGAACAAGTAGCTAGAACTAAAGAAAGTAAGGAGGATCTTGGTGAAGTTATTGTTCAGCTACATACTTTAATTGATTCCATTGATCCGGCTACAAGTAGGTTTAATATTTCTAAAAAGAGAATCCTTACTGAAGAAGAGCAGTTGACTGGTGATGAATATGGAATACATGATGCTTTAACTCGTCCAATACAAACAACTTTATCTAGGTTATTTGCTAAAGAGCATGAGTCTATTGATAGATTAAGAGAGCTTGTTGTTAAGTTGGAAAATCTTTCTGCTAGCGGTAGAGCTGGACTTGGTCTTGATAAGTCTGATACTATGAGAATCCTAGAAGATCTATCAAGAGAATGGTATGAGACTTATAAGGGAGAAAAGGGTAAAGGTGTTAAGGTATTATCCGAGCTTATCACAGAAATAAATGAAAAGGGTTTCTTTGGTGATGCTATTAAATTATTAGAAGGTGTTAATGAGCGTGTTAATCGTGAGGTTATTCTAAATAATGAACATCATCCTCTCAATGAAGACGGTGTACGTATGTCTGAATCACTTGAAAAGGGATATAAAACACATGAGCATCATCGTACTCCTATTGAGATAGCAAAAGATTATGGTCTTGTAGATAAGGATGGCAAGATAGACCAAGGCTTTAAGAAAGCTGTATCTCAGAATCCGTATAGAGCTTTAGCTGATAATGTACGTGAGAAGATATTTGCTCAAGATCCTGCAAAGAAAACTATATCCCAAAAGGAGGCTGAGTGGAGAAGGTTTAGAGAGAAGGATGCTGTTGAGCTTTTAACTAACATTCTAAATTCCCAGCCCATTAATAGGGTGAAGATACTTGGCATTACAAAGGCTGGTGAAAAGCGTGGCATTCTTGAGTTTAATAATAATGCTCCACATATACAACATCCCAATACTAAGTACTTTAATGATAAAGGTTATAAAGTTCACTGGATAGATGATACAATTAGTATTGATATCGGTGATGGTAGACTTAGGAATGCAAGCATCAGTACTTTTGAGAGTCCAGATCAGATTCAGAAGTTTTTAAATGAAGCTTTACGTACCGACAAAATTACACAAGAGATACTTGATGGCTTCCAATCTATAGATCCAGGTTTAGGTCAGAGAGATATAAGAAAGATTTTAAAGAATCCTACTGATTATGTATTCTATTTAAGATTATCTCCCATGGATAAAATGATGTTTATAGGTACTGAAAAGAATCTTAAAGTTATGGATACAGAGTTTGAAGCTTGGTATAATAAAGCTTTAAGTAGATATTCTGGTAAAGAACGTGACGTCTTTGAACAAATGTTTGGGCATTTAAGGACTGCTTCTAATAGCTCACGTCATATGGTAGAACTTAAAATGCTTTTACCTTATATTGAACATACTGGTAGAAGAAGTTCTCTTAACGAAATGATTGCAGAATATGCTGGAGATGCAAGACCTCAGACTCTTGCTAAGATAGAAGCTAATATGTTTAAGCGTGGATTCTTATTTGATGGTGGCACTACTCAGCCTATGAGATATGAAGTATTAGATTGGATGAAAAATCATCATCCTAATACAGAAATTAAAGAAGAGGCTAATCGTGTTTTACAGAATGGTGGATTTGTTACAGGCTTAATTGCTGATAAAGCAGCAGAAGGAGATAAATCCCACCCATTAAATATAGAAAATGTAGAAATGGGACAGCTTCAGATTATAGGTAATCAAGCATCTGGTTTAGTTAAAGAAATAGCTCTAGCACAACAAAGGTCTTTAGATGGTATGCCTAGTTTAATGGCTTCTTTACTTGATGGTGGTAAGTTTGCATCTGAAAGAGTGGCGAAACTTGTTATGGCTCAAAAAGGTATGCTTGATACAGATTTTACTAATAGTCCTAATGGAGCTAAGACAATTATATTCGCTACAGGTGCTAATCAAATGGGTGGTAAGGGTTATTTGATATATCATCCAGAGATAGCAGCACACATGCCTGATGGTGTAGATATATTACTTGGAGAAACATCTGCTAAAACTTATGATGGTATAGCTATAAATGGTTCTAAGCTTTCAGCTTATGATATATCTGGAGCTGGTCCTGAATGGCAGAGTTCAATAAGAAATATGGGTAATGGCAATAAAATGTTACTACCTATTGAAAGTCTTGGTGTATCATTTACATCTAAGACTGAGACTGGTGTTACTATATCTCCTTCTATTTTTGACTTTCAATCTCCAAAAGCAATAGATAAAGCTGTTGCGTGGATGGGATTTGAGGCTAAGTTAAAACAAATTGGTATACAATGGAACTCAGTTCATAGAGATGGTGCTAAACTATCTGAATGGTTATATGAAATAGGGCAGTCTGAAGGCAATCCATTAGATAAGGGTGATATGGGACTTACTAAGTTACTATTTAGTTATGGTGCTATGCCTAATGCTCCTTATGTACAAAAGGCTCTTAGGAGATTACTCCGCAGTTCAAACTATAAGCATCTTGGTAAAGTATCTAACCAGAAAGGTGGTGAAGATAATTTCATTATACCTAATATTAAAGGTGACTTGTCTGTTCCTTTGTATGCAGAATTACATGTAACAGGATATAGATTTGATCCAACAACAGGTAAAGATATACGTGGACCCGGAGAGCAAATAGATAGAGCTGCTGTAACTTATGGTGGCATAGGTCTCAATAGAAATACTGCTAAAAGACAGTTGGGTAATGGAATTGGATCTAATCTTGAAGGTGAGAGATTTATATTTAGAGATGGTAATGGTGTAGATGTAGTAATTGGTATAGAGAATGGTAAGCCTAAGTTTTATAGCACCTTTTATTCTAAGGTTGGTAAAGATATTCAGTATAAAGGTACAGATGCTAGTGGTGCAGATACTTTTCGTGATGCTAACATTAGTATGGAATCTACGAGTAAAGCAAAGGCTGAACATCAATTAAAAGATCTTATGGATAAGGTTAAGAAACATGATCTTAATTACTTTGATGTGTTTAGGCTATTAGATGGACAGACTATAACCAAGGTCAAAAGTGGTGTAGCTACTACATTTAATATACCTGTGGATGCCAATCTAAAGATGCAGTTTGGAGTTATGTCTCACGCTATACCAGTTATTGGACATGATAAAGTTATATTCCGTGTAGAGAAAATATTAGATAATATGAATGGCCTTGCTGAGGTAAATGTACATGATCTTCGCACTGTAATGCAGAGAGATAATGATGGTGACCATTTATATACACATACTAGATTGCCTTGGGAAGTATTTAAATCATTCGCTAGTGAAAATGGACGCAAGGATGATTTTAGAATGTTTCAAGGAAGGGAAGAAGTTCTCAATAGAGATTATATTAATATCTTTGGCATAGGTGAAGGTGGTAAGGCAGGAGAGAATGGAGAACAAGTAGGTTTCCAAAATTATGCTTCCAAGTTACATAAAGCACAAATGATGATAGGTGAGGTAATAGGTGCAAGAAGTGCTATCTCTTGGTTGAATAGAGTAGGCTTTAATATGGAGGGCACTCCTCTTCTTAAGGATATGCTTACTAAAAATAAGATGAGTTCAGATCATTGGAAGACAATGGATAAGTTCTATGATACTATTCAGAATGCTATAGATATTCATGGTGGTATTCATGAAGCTTTACAAACTAGAAATAAATTAAAAGACTTCTTATTCTTTGGCCATAAGGAGCAGTATGCAGAGCCTACTGGTGATCCAGTATTTGATAAGCATAATCAACCAGGGCTTGGATTCTTTAACGATAAAACTTTTGGCAAGACAGCATTACAGAAGAAACTATTTTATGAAATACTTAGGACTCTAAAGAAAGCTAATATGATACAGAATGATACTTGGGATGAAAGAGGTAGTCGTTCTCCTGAACCATTTGAAATTAGAAATGCTTATTATGATATAAGAGCTTTCTTTGCTAACCCTAATGCTTATTTAGCTAAGCAGTTATCTAGAGAGATAGGTCGTACGAGTGATGCTGATGGTACAAGATCAAAGTTGGTATCTGAATATGCAGAGATGTTTTATGGTGATACTTATGATATTAAGAGACGTGATGGAAGAAAGGCTTTATATTTTGATATATTAAAAGGCAAGCACGATAGTATAATGAAGCAGAAATTTAATTTTAGTAATATTCCTGCTGATGATCCTGTTGCTGCGTTTGATAGGTCTATAGGTGGATATGTAATGAAAAGATTGCTTGGAACTAATGGATTCTGGGATGCCAATTATGGTGGGTTGGAAAATGGCAATAGAGATATGTATAATAAGGCAGGGTTCTTTGTTAAAAGTATTGAAAGTTTTGTAGAGACAGCTCGTATGTTTGGTGATAATCCAGTGGAAGCAGCAGGTGATAGGGCTGCTGGTGCTATGACAATCAGATCATTTGATACTGCACCTGTCTCTCCTGAAATAAGGAACTCTTTAAATAATGGTGTACTTAGAGAATTAATACAGAGACAACATAGAAATGTAATGGGAACTCTGGATTATTTTAGATCAGAAAGGTTTTCTAATGCTGACAAGGTAGAAAAATTACAGAGAAGGCTTGGTAATTTACAATCTGCTATGGATATAATGGACAATCAGATAGCTAAGAATATGGTTATTGAAATTGCAGATCCAAGTATTATTACTCCAAAGAAACCTGGAAAGTATCCTTTTAATAGGCTACCAAAGGGCAAGAAGATTGCCATGTATAGAATTAAAGGTGATGTTAGAGTTCTTAATAAAGATGAAAAGGCTACTCTTTTCAATCATTCAATAGATGCAGAGAAGAACTTAGATTATGGACAGCTTGAATTTGTAGGTAATTTTGATAGGAATAGTAAGCCCATATTTACAAGACAGGGCTATACATATCTAATAGATAATAAACCTAAGCAACGTATCTCTCAAAGTAGTAATGAATCTAGATATTCTATGGCTTTATTTAAAGCTACGTATGGTAATGATATTACTCCAGAGAGATTTATTAAGACAGAGAATGTATCTGATTTTAGAGATGATGTTCGTAGACTTAGGGCATCTATTAGTATAGATTATATCAAGACAGTACAGGATGCTTTATCTAGTCGTGTATTAAGCGATGGTCTTTATTCTTTAGAACAAGTTAAGGAGGGTAGAGCTATAGCTGAATTTGTAGAACGTTGGAGTGATAGTGTCATTGAAAGTAAGGATCCTATGACTGTACTTCTTAGATATTTATTACAACCACAAGTTACACCTTCATCATATTATAAAGATGCTCAAGGCCATGAGATGCCTGCTTATAAAACTAATGAACATTTATATAAAACTCTTTTACAATGGGCAGAAAACAATGGGCATCATGATTTTGTAAGGCAATTAGTAAAAGATGTTGAACATTATGCTGCTGGTAAAGATACAGAAGTAGATATTAGTAGTTATAGTAGGGGTAGCATGGATAGATTTGACTATTCAAAGCTAGGTGAAATGGCTAATCCAGTTAGATCTTTAGTTAAACATCTAAATGTATTCTTTGCTTCACCTACATTAAATGCTAAGTTAGATGGTATTATACCTAAGTCTAGAGGTGAAGTTAAGACAGTTATAGGTAAGGATGGTAAGAAGATACCAATACGTAGGATGCCTAAGAAGGGAGAGTACTGGAATATCCAGACTGATCAGACAGGTGAAGGTTGTTAAATGAAAAATAACGAAAAAGTATTTCTATATATACTTGATTTTCAACTTTGTTTTAAGAAGTCGCCCCACCCAGCGTATGAAATTTTGAAATCTAATGGCTGATAAAGTGGATAATAGAGCCTTTGCAGTTAATATATCATATATAAGGTCAATATGGGAGTGCAAAAGGGGTGCAGGATGCGTTTTATGGACGTTTCTCTGTTTTTCCGACCTTAGGTACCACTTGAATATAAAAGGAATTTAAATGGGACTATGTAATGTAACTAATAAAACCAAGCAAGAACGTATGAAGGCTATGAGCGATATATACGACTATTGGATTACTAAGAAAAATGTAGTGGATAGGTTTAGTTCTAAATCTATTGATGGTAAGCGAGATTATAATAGAGAATCTTCTGTTCATAATCTTAAATGGCTTATAGAACAGCGTTTAGAAATGCCTTGGGATTCTGATAGTCCCCTTACTGATGCTCATTATAGAAGAATTAAGGTAGAAATTGATGCTTTTGATAGAGCTTTAGGTGGGAAGTTTAGTAATTTGGCATGGGTGGTACCAGAAGGAATATCAAAACAAGATCCAACCGCAAGAAAATTCTATCTTGAATTAAATAACATCCTTAATTATGAACGTGTTCAGATTAATAAAGTTCTTACATCTAATGGCTTTATTGCTAACCATATGCTTGATGCATATATATCTATACATGGTGGCAAGAAAGACTTAGCTACTAAAAAACTCAAGGAATTGAGAAAAGAAATGGCTGAGGCAGATCCTAATGAGCACGTACAAGCTGAATTTATTGGTAAGGTAGAAGATTTTGTTGCCAGTGATAAGGGACGAACTATTAGAGAATTTATTGAGCTTACTCAGATGGATAATGAGACCTTTCAAGAAGCACGTAAGCCTAGTTACAGAAATGAAGCTGGAGATTTAGTAGAATACAATTCTCATGTATATAAAGCTGTAGAAAAGGCAAGAGATAATTTAAATGATATGAGTGGTGTCTTTACAAATGGTCTTATAAATTTACAGAAAATTATTGCATTAAAATATACGAACAGTACAAATATTAAAGAAGCAAGGGCTGGTAGTGATCAGGCAAGAAGGATGATTGATATTATCGAAGATTCTATTACAGATATAAAAGCTGGTAATAAGAGGGGTGGTTATTTCCCACAAGTACAGTTTGAGACTATAATGCAGATTAAGGATAACTTATCTAAAGCTATGAATGCTAATAGACTTACCAGGGATTATGCTTTTGCTGATGTAGTAGATAATGTGATTGCTAAGATTGATATTAATAAGATACCAGCACATGCACAGAGAAGTAACCCTTTATTAAATAGATATTGGGAAAAAGATCCATTATTTGTTCTAAAAGAATATGGAGATCAAGCAGCTCAGTTTAATAAGATGATAAAGACTCAGATTACTTATCTGGATGCTTTAAAACATTTACCTAATACTGATGTAGAGTTTCAGAATGGATTAAGAAGGTTTATTGATGAGGAGTATACTGTATTTACACAAGGTACTACTGGACGTCCTGATTGGGCAAATGGAGCTGTTACACTTCTTAATTCTCTAGCAACAGCAAGAACTATGGGACTTAATATTACTGGAGCTGTTAAAAATGCTGCTAGTGCAGTCCATTTTTATAGTAGAGTAGGTATTGGTGCACTTTCATCAGCTCGTAAAGCTATGTCTCATGATAAAGAGTTTCAGAATATGATGCAGAAGGCTGAACAAGAGGCTGGATTCTTATTTACAGATGTAGCAAAAGAGTTATATACTGAGGGACTTATTAGTAGAAAAGACTTAGAATCTGGTAAGGTAGATTTTGATCCTCTTACTGGTAAGATTTCTATAGAGGGAACTCCCGTTAGGGATGCTTTGAAAAAAGGAACCAGTTGGACTATAGATAAGTTATTGTATTTCCATAGACTTACAGAGAATCATCAGCGTAAGTGGATGTTTAGAACTGCTTTCCATAGAAAATATAGTAAACTTGTAAATGATGGGTATGCTCCAGATAAAGCTAAAGCATTCTCTCAGGCATATGCTTTGAAGATGGTTAATAGTTGGGCATATGAATATGCAGCTCATGCTAAATCAAAAATTGTACGTGGTGAATGGAGAACTATTGATGAAATTGAAGGTGGAAAGATAGTAAAAAAAGGTTCAGGTGTTGCTGGGGCAGGATCTGAAGTAGCTTTCCACTTACTTCATTATCCTATGTCTTTATTTGAAACACATTATGATGCTTTAAAAGGTATACATAAATCTGCACTTGCAAGACAGGGATTAGAATCAGAGGAAATACAATATGCTATGAGGTACGCAGGTGTATCACTTGGAGTAGCTTTAGCATCAGCCCTTACTAATATAGATTTTACTAATATTATTGAAAATGAGAGTGTAGAACGTATTCAGCGTGTTATGGATGACCTTACTCAATTTGACAATCCAGATAAAGGTACATTTGGACTTATGTCTGAATTTACTGGTCCTACTCTTGGAACATTGAAACATTTAGCTGTAGCTAATGAGATTATAGACATAGATCATAATGATTTAAATAAAATTTTGTTTGGAAATGTAGATTTTGCAGATGATAGTGATAAACTATCTACTATGTATGCTGCTTATCAATGGTCTACTGTGTGGGGTGTAGGTAAGAATAAGATATGGCCATCACTTAAAGCTGGTAGGGGTAGGGATCTTATTACACATTGGTTAAAACTTTATCCCAATCAATATACTAAAGAAGCACATCAATTTATTTTTGGTAAAAAACCTAAGAAAGAGAAGAGGAAAAGAGAAGCTGGTGTTGAAAGAGCATTAGCAGTTCTTGAAGGTATGCGTAGATAATATGGAGACAATCTATTACCTACGCTTTCCTTCTTAACCTCTAAACAAACTTCTATTCCGCCCTAAGCCAAGCGTTACTTGTAGAGGCCAAAATATAAGATTAAGTTCAAAGTCTTCATTAAAGCAATATAATTCAATACCAATAGGACATATAAAGATACTTAAATAATCTTTATGTATACTACAACCAGCATATTTATTACCAAATTCCATTACCTATCCTCCGGCATTGAAGTAATGAATCTTTCTTCTAACCAATCGTCAAATCTCATGATGATGAGAGTTTCACCTCTATCTTGTTTACATACTACAGCATCTACATGTTCAGTTGGAACTAGAAAAGATGCCAGTTTCTTCCTACATTTTGCTTGAACCTTGAAATCTTGACCTATGAGGACATCAACTTCTTCATGCATACCGAGGGAAGCTCCATTGCTTCCCCATGCACGTTTAGCTGTTTGACTTTTGCCCTTAACTAGGTTTACTATTTCTCGCTCAAACCGGTTCCCTTTGGCCTTGCTTGGACTTGGCATTATTCTTTGACTCCTTTCTTAATTTAGCAGAAAACCTTTTCATAGCAGCATCAGCTTCTGCAGATATCTTCTGAAATCTGCTAGTCTTTGGTTCTCTAAGATTATGGGTAGCTTCTATAGAATTGCTTTTTAATTGTTTCTCTAGTCTGTCAACAGTATCAAGCAACTCATTATTTTGTTGTGTGAGTGTCTCTATTTTCTCTAGAGCTATCTGGAAATTGAATTGTTGATAAGTATTAACTTCCTTTTCCACTAAAGTCCCATTCTAGCAGATACCTGTTGTAGTTTTGTATCTATTGTATTTAGAAAAGTTTCGAGTGTAGTTATAGAATCTCCAAGAGATTTTGCTTCATCAGATTCAAGTTCACTACTTTTTACAAGTTCTATTTCATTCAATCTATCAGATAATTTAGTTAACTCAGTACTTATAAAATCAACATCAGACTTTACTTTATCAGCTTCTATTTTATTAGATTCTATATTATCAGAATATTGATCAATAGTTACAAACTTAGTTTCATCAGCTTCCGTTTCATCAGACTTTGTTTCATTAGATGCTGTTTTTCTTCTACCAAACCATCCTATTTTCTCCTCTTCTTTCTCTTCTTCTTTTTTTTCTTCAGGATATGGAGTTTCAACTTCTGAATTAAAAACAACAGTGGAACCTATATCTTCAATACTTCCAGTACTGCTTTCAAATCCATTTTCTATTCGTGATTCAGTACTTTCACTTGCTTCTTGTTCTAAATGTTCTAGCTTCTTATTTAGTTCTAGTCTTTCTATTTTTTCATTTAGTTCTTTGATTTCTTCTAGTACTGTTTTAGCCATTTTTTAGTCCTCTCTTCTATTATTGTGTTTAGTTTAGTTTTATTCTTCTTACCATGTTCACGTAAAGCACACGCTTTACATACTTCAATTTCTTTATAAGGATGTTCAGGGGGAATAGCAAAGTTACCATAGATATATACATGCTGTAACTTATGCGAGCCAGAACACATAGTACACTTGAAATATTTCCTTGGCAACTTTGCATTTATCCCAAACATTTATAAATTTTCTAACTGAGATATAGGTATTATTCTCAATCTAACATCATTACTTAAGATCTGTACTCTAAATTGACTAGCAAATTCCTTAGTAATTATATATTTATGAGGGTATACTATATTTCCATGTTCATCTTTATAATCAATACTAACCTTACAGGGGAGTCTAAACTCTGCTATACCTATAGCTCTCTGTTTAGAGCCTCCATCCCATATGGGTTCTCTAATTGTGTATTCACTTATCATCTTTTCTCCTTAATATTGGAAGATAAGAGCGAAGGATCTCCTCAAGAACCCGAACTTTTTTACGGAGTTCGGTGTTCTCAAGGAGAATTCTCTTCAACATTTCTTGAAGTGCCTTTATGCGACTGCCCTGCATAATCCATCTACAATAGTAGCATTCTGTCCATAACTAGCAACAGTAGGATTCTTTTTATGCCATAGAAGATCAGTAGCAGTATTCAATAATGTCCATCCATTATGAGGAGTCTTATTGGTAGGATCAGTATATTTATCCACTATATTACCCCATAATTGTACTGGGATATCTTTTAGATGATTATGTCTAATCTTACCTAACTCTTCAGTAGTAACCTTTAAATTACTAAGAGATTTAAGTTTTCCTAAGAATTCATCTATATTAGAAGATCCACCACTTAAACTATTAATATTGGTTACTACTTGCTCTAGATTTTCATGCCAATCTGAGCTAGATGGTTCATGTGTAAATCTATATGTATTGAAATAATTCTTACTCATCATTCCATTTGTACATATTAATCTATAAAGCATCATAGCAAAGCCAAAAGCTTTCGATCCATCGTAACTGTTCCAAAATTGCATGCCTAAGGCTACATCGTCATTTTGGGCTACCTCACCACATACATGATCAGACTTCATTGAATAGGCATAACTACGGCCGTTAAAGAACGTTCTATCAAATGTAAAGTTTAAATTACATTCCTTTGCTACTTGATTAGCAGCTTCTTTTACTTCTTCATTAGATAATAGCATATAGCTATGACCTACTACACCTGCTTCTTTCCATTCAGATAACTTTTCTCCATCATCTGGATGTTGCATCTGAACTGCATAAGCAGATGATGATATACCATTATAATCTAATGGTACCTTTCTTATTGGTAAATATGGGTTCATGGGGTTTTCTCCTTTATCTGTTGTAACTTTTCTATTTTTTCGTTTAGTTTTTTTATTTCTTCAAACATTCTAAGTCTGAATTGATTGATACCATCTTTCCAGTCACAATCTTCTGTAATACGATCACTTGTCATTTTATTCTCTCCCTGTATATAGCTTTATATCCCTGAGAATTAGTTTTAATGATTACTTTTTTTTTAGTGACTTTAGCAAGTCTCTCTTTTTCAATCATTAACCATTCAAAGTTGGTAATATAAGTTTTTCTATACCAAGTTTCTTCGTCAGGATCTATCCATTTTGTAATTCGTATCATCCTATCTGAGTACCATTTACATTTAGTTCAAGATCAAGATTTTCTCTTTCTCTATTAGCTGTACATACTATCTTTAAAGTCTTAACAAGATTATCTTCATCTTTGTATGGAGTTAAAGACAATACTTTATTAGCATTATATCCTATACGGAAAGAACCTTTAGCTGAAGTAATATCCATACCTTCATGAAATGCTTGCTTAGTTATCTCAGATATAGCAAATACAACTACATTATTTTGGATAGCAAGTTCAAGCATAGCTTGAGATACTTCTTCTACTTTCATATTATTATCATGTTTCTGAGATTTAAATAGACCCATATGATCTACTATTATAATTTCAGGTTTATATGGTAACATCATGATTCGCTTATTTAGTTCATGAGGATAACAACTATTATAATCTATAGTAAGCCAGTCAAAGCCTTGAGAGATACCATTAGCATATTGTTTATAATGTGTTCTTAATTGATCTTCATTCCAATTCTTCTCCATCATAACAAAACGCATCCACATTTGTCTTGGTGACATTTCCATCTCAAGAAAGTATGTTGGTCGTTTAAGCTTATTAACCCAACTCTGTAAGAGCATGGTTTTCATAGACTT